AGATTTTCTTTCAAATGGTTTTAAATGCAGAGGAGGAACTAGCGGTTCTGGTACAGGAACAAACCAATCAGGTGGCTCATATATCTATTGGGCTTTCGCAGAATCACCATTCGTAAATTCAAAAGGTATTCCAACTAACGCAAGATAGGAGTTATCATGCAACTTTCTAAACACTTTACATTAGAGGAGATGGAAAAATCTCAAACTGCTACAAGAAAAGGTATTAAAAATAAAGCTGGTAGCGGAGAAATCAAAAATTTAGGTGATCTTTGTTATGAAGTATTAGAGCCTGTAAGAGCAAAGTTTGATAAGCCTGTAACTATAACATCAGGATATAGAAGCCCTGAATTATCAGAAGCTATTGGTAGCAAAGCAACATCACAACATTGTTCTGGAGAAGCAGTTGACTTTGAGATAGCTGGTATATCTAATTTACAAGTTGCATTATGGATTCAAAACAATGTAGATTTTGACCAATTAATTTTAGAATTTTGGAAAGAAGGAGAACCTAATAGTGGTTGGATTCATGTTTCTTATAAAGACTCATCTAATAGAAAACAAGTTTTGACTTATTCAGGTGGAGAATATAAAAATGGATTGCCTGATGCAAAATGGTCAGGTGGTAAAATTTCAAACTAGGAGATACAATGGCACTAACAAAAAAACAAAAGAAACTTCCAATGGCTTTACAAAAAGCTATACTGAAGAAACAAAAACAAACTAAGAAACCAAAAAGGAGAAAATAATATGCCCTATCATACAGGAAAAGGTTCTCATGGCGGAATGAAGAAGAAGAAGAAAAAAGCTAAGAAACCTAAAATGAATAAAAGAAAAAGATAATGGTTAAAGTTGCTTCTATAAAAAATATTATAAAAGACCTTACACCAAGACAACAAAAAGTTATGCGTAGCCATGCTAGACACCACACACTTAAACACATGAGAAGTATGGCTAGGCTAATGGGTGGTCGAAGAAAACTTAATTTTTCTCAGGCACACCGAGTTTCAATGAGGACAATAGGAAAATGAGTGGATTTACAACATCAGTTACATTAAAAGAAATGATAAACAAATTTCCAATGAGAAAGAAAAGAAGAAATGTCAAAAAAAAGAAAAAGAAGAAAAGTACCAAAAGATAAGTCAGGTCTTCCGAAAAAATACCTTAGCGGTCTTTCAGGAAGTAAGAGATCAGCTAGAGCAAATCTTATTAAGGCTATGTCAGAAGCTTACAAATCAGGTGCAAGAATACCTAGATCAATGTTTCAAGCGAGGTACAAATAATGGCTGTTAGAAGAAAACCTTTATCTGCAAGAGTTGTTTCTATTTTAAGATCAAAAGCAAAGAATAGAAAAAATATTACATTAGGTGATTTAAAAAAAGTATATCGTAGAGGTCAAGGTGCGTTTTTATCTTCAGGTTCAAGACCTCGTACTTCAATGGCTAGTTGGAGTATGGGAAGGGTGAACTCCTATCTCAGGGGTTCAAGAAAACATGATACTGACCTTAGAAGAAAAAGAAAAAAATAAAATGACAAAAAAACCTAAGACTACAGGAGAACACATTATTGCCTTATATGGTCATATATCAGGTGTAAAAAAATCAATAGAAAATTTAAAATCAAATCACATAAAACATCTTCATTCAGATGTAGATAAAATAGACAACAAGATAGATAAAATTACTTCATGGATTATTTATGGTTTAGGTAGTTTTGGAATTGTCTTGCTTGGTCAACTCCTTTACATACTCACCAAATAGTTGTATAGGTCAGTATATGACCTATAAGAGAATATTAATCATTTCAGATACTCATATTCCTTACGAAAATAAATTTTTAATACCATTTCTAAAAGCACTTGTTAAAAAATATAAAAAATTTGATAAAATAATTCATCTGGGAGATGAAGTAGATCACGCTGGAATGTCATTCCATGATAAAGATGTTGATATGCCAAGTGCTGGTGACGAATTAAAATTAGCTTTACCAAAAATAAAACAATTAGAAAATATGTTTCCTAAAATGGATTTATTAGACTCCAATCATGGGAGTCTTGTTTATAGACGAGCATTTAAACATGGAATACCAAAAGCTTATATAAAAAATTATAATGATTATTTACAAGTTGGTAGGGGTTGGAAATGGCACGAAGATTTAACTATTAATACACCACTTGGAAAAGTTTATTTTTGTCATGGTAAAATGTCAGATATTTTTCGTCATGCACAAAGTTTAGGAATGAGTGCGGTAGCTGGACACTATCATTCGCAGTATGGTTGTAGATGGTATGGTAATAGTTTAGGCTTATATTATGGGCTTCAATGCGGTTCACTTATAGACCCAAAAGCACTTGCATTTAAATATAATAAATTACAAAAATCTAGACCTGTCATTGGGACAGCAGTAATAATTAATGGTATTCCAATATTAGAACCCATGATTTTAAATAATATGGGAAAATGGATAGGAAAGCTATTATGAGGAACAAAAAGAGTACAATAAAGGCTCTCAGAAGCCATATAAAGGCTACTGAAAGACAAATAGGTGGCAACCATTACAAACTAGCTTATAGCCCTTTAAAGTTTATCTTAGGCAACAATCTTAACTTTGTAGATGCTAATATTGTAAAATATGCAGTTAGAAGAAAAAAAGGTGAAAGTTTAAAAGAAAAATATGATAAAATAATTCATTACGCAGAATTAGGAAAAGAATTATTATGATTTGGAATATAGTAGGACAGATAGTTAGTACAGGCTTTAAAGTTATGCAAACTAAAAGCCAAACTAAACAAGTACAAGCTATGGCAGAACAGAAACATTACGAAAGAATGTTAGATGGTAAAATAGAATATGAAATTGCAAAACAAAATCAAATGGATAATTCATGGCGTGATGAGTGGTTTACAGTTATTCTATCTCTACCTTTATTAATAGTTTTTGGTTCTATATTTTTAGATAAGCCTGAATGGATTACAAAATTAAAAGAAGGATTTGAAACTTTAAATCAGCTTCCTGAATGGTATATTTACGCATTGTTAGCCGCCATAGCTTCGAGTTTCGGATTAAAAGTTACGGATTTAGCAATCAAAAAGTTTAAAAAAAAATAATATAAATTTACATTAAACATCTGTATTAACAATCTATGAAGGTAGATGCAGTTATTATAGAAGTTGAATTTAGATTAGAGTCAGCATACTCAGATTATGGTCACTTTGTTTGTTTAAGATTTATAGATCAAAGCCCACAACATGAGAAACTTGAAGCTGTAATTAGAGATTTATCGCAGTTCGAAGATGTAAAGCTTATTGATTACAATTACTCTATTGAAAAGATAACTGAGAAAACTAATTTAGATGGTTTTGAATTTACCAAGCATTAACCTTCTTGTCTGTTAGCTAACTTAATATCTGTTTTAATTTCTGTTTGTTTCATAGAAGAATATCTATCTAAATTATTATAATTAAGTTTTGCTTTTATTAAATTAGATTCTGCATGAGCCAAGCTATTAACAATATCTTTATACTCAGGGTCTAATCTAGCTTTATGTTCAGCTTCGATAACAGTTTTAGTTTCTAATTTATATTTTAAAAAACATTTTGCAAACATAGCTTTTTTACCTTCGTCTAAGATAATTGTTTTTTCAGCCCATTTAGACCATTCTTCAGCCGCTTTGTTCATTTGGATATATGCTTCTCTACTATTTAATGTATTCATGGGATATATTATTTATTTTTTCTAGTTCGTTGATTTCTTCTCTAAGCTTACCATTAAGTTTTCTATGTTCTTCGTTCACAACTTTTAAAGTTTCTATTTCTTTTCTAAGTGTCTTAATAGTAAGCCCAGCTTTTCTGCATTGACATTGAAGATATTTTTTTTGTTTTTGTAAATCTTCTTTGTCCATAGCTTCTCCTAAAATGGCGGTAAGTCGTCATCAAAATTTGACATACCAGCAGTTTTTGCGTGATCTGGTGCAGAAGGTCTAGCTTCTGTCATTGGCATCTCTTTGTATCTTGGCATTGACTCACCTATTGGTTTCATACCATCAACATTAGGTTGTGGTTTAAATGGTTTTATCATTATGAAACTTAAAATCATCTGTAGATTGCTTTTATCATATTTGTTAGGATTTTCAATTTCTTGTGT